ATTTATAATATTAATTATCTATATTTATTTTGAATTAAATTAATTAAAATGTTTGAAGAATTATTTAAAAATGCGAATAAATTGGGTTATAGACATAATGTATCAGGAATAAAATGGACAGATATAATAGATATTGAAAAAAAAATAAAAATAAATTGTAATAATGAGGAAGAAATAAATAAAATATTGTTAAAGAAATTAATAAAAATTCAAAATAAAAATTATTTTATAAATAAAAAAAATAAACCAGAATTATTTAAAAAAATATTAGATAAAAATTTTTATACTAAAATAGATATTTTAAAATTACATTTATATAAATGGTTTTATACAAATGAATTACAAGAAGGAATAGTAAATTATGTAAATGAAGATAAAACAGTATTAAGCAAAATAAGTAAAATATATAAATTTAAAAAAATAATATTTGATAAAAAAGAAAGAATTTTTAGTGCTTATATAGAGAATACAAATTATAAAGAAAACAAAGAAAAAATAGATAAAGATATTTTAAAAGCAAATATGTTGTTACATAATATGCTAGGTAAAAAATAAACTTTTATGTTAATGCTAAATTTCAGGATGAAATGGGTAAAAGTTTTGGAGAAGAATATAAAAAATTCAAATCTTTACAAATTCTTTAATTAATTTTCTTTCTCTTTTAAAAATATTTTACAATAATATTCTAATGTATTAATATTATCCATTACGTCTTCAAAATTATCACCAATTGCTACAATACCGTGTCTTTTTAATGCGATAATATCATTACCTATAATATTTTCATAAACTTTTTCTGCCAATATAGGGGTTTTTGCAGTATAATAATCAACATTTCTACCAATTTTAATATTAATTTCAGGAAATATCATTTTTATGGTATCTAATTCTCTATTTGTTTTCAATAATCCTACATAAGCAAGGATATTTGGAGGATGTACGTGTATAATACATAAATTTGTATTGTTATTAAAATTATAATGAGAATGTATTTTCATATGAAAATCTAATTCACCAGATGGTTGTAAGTTATAGTTATTTTTAATAATTTTTGAATCAACAATAGATAATAAAATAATTTGTTCTTTAGTTAAATGTTGTTTTTTAACAGAACTTGGAGTAATATAAACTAAATCATTATTAACTGTTTTATAACTAATATTACCATCATAAGATGTAATCCATTTATTATTAAAACATTTTTTCATATAATAACATATTGCTTCTTCCATTTTATAAAAATTATTATTTTATTATATTTTTTTTATATTTTTAAAATTTAAATTTTTAATTTTAAATTTTTAATATTATTTTTTAATTTTGTTATTGTTTCTATAATAATTTTTATTTTAATAATTATATTTTATAATAATTTTTATAGATTATGTATAATTTATGATATAAAATTAATAAAATGTATAATTTTTATATTTTAACAGATATTTTAGAGCCATTTAAAGAGATTAATAGAAAAGATTTTGAGACGATATATGAGAGATTAATAAATAAGAAGGATAAGAAAATAGAGATGGTTAAAATAAATAAAAAAAAAGATTAATAATAAATGTTAATGGATGATAATAAAAATATTATTATAGAACCTTTATTAAATCCTGTAAATGATAAAACAAATGATATTAAAATTTTAAATTTAAGTAATGAATGTATTATTTGTAAAAATAGTTTATTAACAAAAGACATTATTTTAATAAATAATTTTTGTAATTGTTTTGAAGGAATTAAAATGTGTAGAATTTGTTTTTTTTTATGGTTTATTAAATCAAAAAAATGTATTATATGTTGTAAACCATTTTATAATAATATAGATGAAGTATATAATAATAATATACTTAAAGTTTATGATTCAGAATTAAGTAAATCTATTTATGATGTATTAAGCGAATACAATAATATACGTGATAGGTATAAAAAATTTAAAATAGTATTAGATGATGTTAGAATTGACATAAATGATAGTGATTCTATTAGTTCAATAGCAACAAATAATACAAATAATGATTCAGGGGTAGTCAATTATTATTTTAATTTAAAAGAACAATGTTGTTTGCTTTTAATTAAAACATTAATATTAAGTTCAATGTTTATTTTAGTGATATATTTTCATAATTAACTAAATTTTTTTTTATTTTAATATATTTTTATATATTTTTGTTTGAAATATAAAAATTATAGGACATTTTGTGTTATGCGCGATTTGCGGATATCCTATAAATGACTAAAAAAAGGATATTTAGATAATTATAGGACATTTTTAGTCAAAATATCCTATATTTGGATATTTATAGGATAATTAAGTATTTAAGAATGTCCTAAAAGTACTTTTAGGACATTTATATATATTAGAATATCCTTTTTTTCATCGTTTTTAGGATTTTTTAGATAAAAATGTCCTAAAATTATCAATTTATCCTTTAAATGACCAAAAAAAGGATATTCGTAAAATCGCACAAAACTAAAATGTCCTATAATTTTAGATTTTTACAAAAAATATATTTTATTTATTCTATTTTAGGATAAATTCTACAAAAAATTATAAATTATTAAAATTATTTTCATCAAAATCTATTTTTTTACCTCCATTATACACTACAGCATAATTATTTATCAATAACCAATCATTTATATTCTCTTTTTCATAATATATTTCTGCTAAATATCTACCATATTTATCTAATCCAGAAAAATTCACTTTTACTATCTTATTTAATATCTTTTCTCTCAATTTATCTCTTATTTTTATTCCATACTCTTTCTCTTTTTCATTTTTTGTTCTCAATTCTGGTGTATCTATCCTATTTAATCTCAAATTAAATTTATATATCTCACTATTACTAATATTTTCTATTCTTGCAGCAATTGTTATACTATCACCATCATATACTTTAATCACTTTTCCATATCTTACTAATGGTACATATATTGGTAAATTTTTTATATCTAAATTTTCTGGAAAAGACTTAAATTTATATCTTTTACTAACAAAACTTAAATTATTTAAAAATTTTTTACTTGACTTAAATGAAAACATTATAATTTTTATTCTATTAATATAAATATTATTAATATTTTTAAATAAATTATACTGTTAAATATGGGTCTTCATTTGGTATATACTTAAAATAATCTATATATAAATATTCTGACTCAAAATCAAACTCTTTAAATACATTTGAAAACCATAATGCCATTAATACATTTGATTTTGTATATGGAATATTACTTGTTAACTTATTTTTTACATTAAACTCAAAAATTGACTTTGACATATTATCTATATAATATTTTATTGATTTACCATAATAAAAACAAAATTTATTATCGTGCTTCATTGAACGTATAACTGGTGTACCATTTAAAAATTCATATTTTTTATTTTTTATATTATTTATATAACAATTTTTGTTATATATTATTATCTCATCTAATTCTAAATCTCTATCAATTATATCATTAATTGGACATATATCTGTATTCCATTCAATTCTAATTGTATGCCATTTATCATCATTTAAATTATCTATTTTACTAATAGTTTCATTAAATAATTCTTGATGTTCTGTGGATACATATGTATTGTATTGAATAGTGTTTTTTTTAGTTGAATTATATGTTATTTGAGCAGGATATTCTAAATCAATTTCAGAATTTAAAATGGAATTAGTATTTTTTTTATTATCTATATTATATTTTACATTTTTTCTATGAAGTATTTCATCATCTCCATATTCTGCATAATGATACAACCATAATGCATTTAAAACTTTCACTGTATTAAATTTTAATCTCCACTCAAATATACCTGGTCCAAACATATTTTTAGATATAACACCTCCACCTACTCTTTTAGATTTATTAACTTTAACTAATTCTTTTTTTTTATTTTTTTTTAAACCTTTTGGTTCATTTTTTTTATATAAATCACCATTCGCTTGTATCACTAAACAATTTTTTATATTTTCTTTATCACTATTAGACACATTTAATTTTTTAATTGATATATTTTCTTTTACAATACCATTTCCTGCTTCATCTGTCCATTTATTTTCAAATGGATTCCAAAAATGTTCAAAAGTGTAATTTTCAAAGTTATGAAAAATATTAGGATTTTTAAACATATTCTTTATTCTATTATAATATATATTAATTAAATAAAATGGTCAATCTTAATGACAAATTATTAGAAATTAAGAAAAAAACATCATTTAATTCTAAATTTATACACTCAACATATGTATGGAATTACAATTTAATAAATCCTAACTCAAAAGGATATGATTTAACTAATAATAAAAATTTATTAAATAAAACTCTTAATAATATATTTAAAAATAATTCTTTTATTAAATCTTTAAATTCTAATTTTGATTATATTAAATTAAATAATTTAGATAAACAAAATATTAAAAATGCAGGTATTATGTTTCCTATAGATAATGCTTGGCATTCTAAAATTAAAATGCCTAAAGACAACAATGGAAATCATTATTCTTGGTTAGATTATGAAAGAAGAAGAGAAACTATACCTAATAGTGCTTCTGTATTTGAAAAAATTATAAAAAATATTGATAATTATATTGAACCATCAAATTTAAAAAAAGATATTATACACAAAAGTGAGGTAATAGCAGCAGGTAATAAGAATACTAGTTTCTGTTATGGTAAAGTAGTATTTAGAAATCAAAATACAAAAGCATTTGAACCATTAGGTATTAATATTATATTACTTGGACCTGGAAGTAAATATGCATATAGTGGAGATAATTATAATGATAATAATGAATATGATTTGTATATATCATTAAGATATAAATATACATATGGAGAATTAACCGAAAGATTAATAGAATATTGTGAAAAATTAAAGATAAATTATCACGTAGAAATATATAATGCTAAAGATGGATACCAAGATTTAATAAATTATAAACCTATGTTTATACATAATACAATCTTAAAATACAATAAACAATATCCTATATTATATACTGATGCAGATATGTATATAAATCAATATCCAGAAATATTTGACCAAACATATTTTGATTGTATAATGTATAATTGGAATACTAATATAATTGATAATAGTGTAGATTATTTAAAAAGAGATATAATATGCTATAATAATTTTGAAATAATGACATCTGGTGGAACAATGTGGTGGAATTCAACACCACAATCATTAACAGCACTTAAGATATGGGATATGATATCTGAAAATAATCCTGGTAAGGCAGATGATAGAATATTGGGTTTAGTATTTTCTAGTACAAAAACTTTATTAAATTTAAAATGTTATTGGTTACCTAGTGAATTTATTTATTTAACAGATAAACTTAATTCTTCAGGGGTTCATCAAAAACATAAACAGGATTATACTAATAATCCTATTATAATTCATCCAGAAGATATAACATCTGAAGAAATGGCGGGTTTGATGGGTGCATCAAAAACATCAAGATATCCACCTAATTTTTTTTATAGTAAAAGTAGAGCACCCGATAATGATATTTTAAGTGATAAATTTAGATGTTTTAAAAATTCTTATACTATTAAAAAAAATGTAGAACAACCTTTTGTATTTTTTGAAGAAGACGAAAATTTAATATTTCAAGATTTAACTATATCAAATTCTAAACAATTATTACAAAGTATTAGACCTAGATACAAAAAACTACAAGAATTACTTTTAATTGAACACAAAGAATATGATTTTAATTTTATGAATAATTTTAATAATTCTTTTAAAAATAATATTTCTAATAATATCTCTAATATAGAATATTTAACAAGACAAGATAGTAAATGTTATATTATTTTATATACAAATAAAACAACTGAATTTAATAAAAATGTTAAAAAATTTAAAAATTTAAAAAAACATACTAATAATGAATATTCTATTATTTTAATTAAATTTAAAAATAATGTAATTAATCCTGTAACTCAAAGTCTTATGATTGGTTATAAATATCTTAACAAATCATTACACAAAAACAATCAAACTATAATACTTCCATTACCAATGTATTCTTTTAATGAAAAAACAGAATTATTTAAAATTGATTCTGATAGTCCATATCATATGTTAGAATATAAAATTCATATGTTCCATCTTAATATTATTCTTATGGATGAAACAAATGATTTTTTTGCTGTCAATTATAATGCATTAATTAATAAAAATAAAAATTGTATTGACCAACGTGTTTTAAATATTGTTCCATTTTCTGTATTTGGTTTAAAATATAATAAAAATTGTATGTATTTTGTTTATAAATGTATAGAAGAATTTAATAATTTAAATAATAATGTAAATGATAGTACAGAGTGGAAAATTATTGTTAATGTATTTAATAGAAATATGTTAGCCAAATATTTTAGATTTGAATGGTTGCCAGAAGATTATATTATTGATATGATTTATTGTGAAGACTATTATTGTGAAGCATACAATTTAGATGAATATTATAAATTTAAAATAGATGGTAAAACTAAAGAATTAAATGATTGGGATTTAATTCAAAAAAATAATAAAAACTGTTACAAAACTTATATAGGTTCTTCTGTTATCTATACAAAATACGCTAAAATGTATCCAGACTTTATGAAAATAGATGATCCTAAACTAAAAGTTGGTGAAAAACCTAAAAATATCATCAAAATAAATAAATCAATTTATAACAAACAACAAAACAAAAAATAAAAAATATTAAATTAATTAATTAATTTAATAATTATAATTAATTAATTAATTTAATAATTATAATTAATTAAAATATCTTCTTGTTTAATAATATTGTTTACTTTAATTAAAAAATCTTTTGTTAATATTATTGAATTTTCAACATCTTGTAATTCATTATAAATATTTTCAAACAAATATTTTTTTTTATCTAAAATAAATATATCATATTCATACAATAATTTATTATATATCTTAATATAACAATTTATTAATATCTCCAAAAATTCTTCTTTTGTATATTTTTTATTATTTAAATGATAAAATATCATTATAATTATTTAATTAATTATTTAATAAAAAATAAAAATATTAAATTAATTAATTAATTAAAATTTTAAATATTATTTCTGATATAATTAATAATTTTATAAAATTGTGATAATGGATTATTAATAAATTTTTTATTTTTTTGTTGATAATATAATAGTCTTGAAAATATTCCTATTCTTTGATCATTTGGATTAAATAATTCTAAAATAAAAGATTTTGTTTTTTGAGATAATATCCAGATTACATTCTGTATTTCTTCATCTTCATTTATTAAATGGTATAATTTTGGATTTATATTTTTATATTCTTTATTATTTAAATAATAAAACAATTCTATATTTTGTTCTAAATATTCTATATAATATTT